CCCCGCCCAACAGATGAGGAGTTAGCATGACCACCATCATTAACGGAAGTTCACCTTCTATAACCTTCTCGGATGGCTCTGCACAAACTAGTGCTACACGACCATTTCAGAACAGAATCATCAATGGTGCGATGGTTGTAAATCAAAGAGCTACTTCAGTTACTGCTACTAGCTATACAGTAGATAGATGGTCTTACAATGGTTCGCAAACATCAAAAGCTACTGTTGCACAATCATCTACTGCACCAACAGGATTTATTAACTCTTTAGGTGTAACTTCTTCTTCTGCTTATTCAATTACGAGCGGAGATTACTTTACCCTTGAGCAACCAATTGAAGGATTAAATTGCACAGATTTGGCTTGGGGAACTGCTAACGCTAAAACTGTTACCTTGTCTTTCCAAGTGCAATCTAGTCTAACAGGAACTTTTGGCGGTGTTTTATACGCTGGCACAGGCTCTTATAGCTATCCATTTAGCTACACAATTTCTTCTGCAAACACTTGGACTGCTATTTCGGTAACTATTGCTGGACCAACTTCAGGAACTTTTGTAACTACTAATGCAACTTGCTTTACTGTTTGTTTTGGTCTTGGTGTTGGAACAACTTATAGCGGAACTGCTGGTAGTTGGCAAGCAAGTGTATTGCGTAGTGTTACAGGAGCAACATCCGTAGTCGGCACAAACGGAGCAACATTCTACATTACTGGCGTTCAATTAGAGGTAGGCTCTACAGCTACTAGCTTTGATTACAGACCTTATGGAACTGAGTTACAGCTTTGCTACAGATACTATATCAACACAAGCTCTGCAACCAAAACTACTATGGTTGCAAACGCAAACTATGGAGCTGCTCAATTTCCAGTTCAAATGAGAACAGCACCTACAGTTACATTGTCAATTGGAAGTGGAACTGCTAGTGGAATTAACACTAATCAAAATGGTTTTTATGCTCAATTTACTAATACAACTGGTGCTGATTATTTAGCATCTTCGGAGTTATAAAATGTATAAATTATCGTTTGACAAATTATCAAATACTCAAAATGCAATAATTCGCTTATCAGACAACGCATTCATTCCATTTGACCCAGCCAATACGGATTTTGCAAACTTCAAGAAAGAAATCCTTGCTGACGAAGCCCAACTTCAAGATGCGGATGGGAATGTAATGACTGATGCTAAAGCGTATGTAGCGAGCTTGCCATGACCGATTTGATTGACAAGAACGAGGCTGCCTTATCCGCGCACGAGGCAGTCTGTGCTGAACGCTATACAGGTATCAACGCTAGGCTTAAACGCTTAGAACAGATCCTAATGGGTTCTACTGCTTTTATTATTGCTATTCTACTTTCTCTTGTTTTGAAATTAAATTAAGCCTATGAACTATGTCCGATCAATTTGGGTTTTTAGAGGGTGCAAAGTCATTTAGCGAAAGCGTAAAGACAGGAAAAGAAGCCGGTAAAGCTATCGGATCGTCTATCGAGGATGTCCAGAAAGAAGCAGCCTCGGTAGCACAACAAAAAGCCTTAGAACGCAGAAGGCAGATAAAAGAAGCAGAAGTCTTAAAAGAGCAGTATTTCAAACGAGCCATGATTCAATGGCAAAAACAAGAAGAAATCAGACTAAAAGAAGAACAGGTCAAGAAAGACTTTGTGAAACATCATGGTCAGAAACGATGGTCAGAAGTAGAAGCCATCAAGCTCAAGATTGAAAAACAAGAGAAGGAAATAGAAAATGAATTTAGAAAAGATTTGGCAGAAGTGCGTAGAGTTATGTATATGTGCTATGCGTTGGCTGCGGTCATTGCTTACTTCCTTACTTGGGGTGGGTAAATAATGTTTACACTAATCTCTACAGCTTTGTCCTTCCTAATGGGTGGACTACCTAAACTATTAGACTTCTTTCAAGACAAGTCCGATAAAGCTCATGAACTAGAGTTAGCCAAGATGCAAACGGAGAGAGAACTCCAGATGCTAGAGAGAGGCTACGCAGCACAGGCTAGGGTCGAGGAGATCCGTACCGACCAAATACAGATGCAGACTCAGGCACAAGAACGCACAGCCATGTACCAACACGATATAGAAATCGGTAAGGGTGCAAGCCAATGGATTATTAACCTACGAGCCTCTGTTCGCCCTGTCGTTACCTACCTATTTGTTTTCTTATTAATCATCGTAGACATCGCCTCTATCGCTTGGGCGTGGTCTAGCGGAGTAGCGTTTGCAGAAGCTATCCCGATGGTGTTTGATGCAGACGAGATGCAGATCCTAGCCTCTATTATTGCCTTCTGGTTCGGTACACAAGCCTTTGCCAAGAAATGATTGACCATAAAGTCATTGAGATGATTAAACACCATGAGGGGGTTAGAACAACTCCTTATCGGTGTCCAGCTTTACTTTGGACTGTAGGGATCGGGAGAGTTATTGATCCTAACCATATAAGGGTGAAACTTGAAGAACGAAAAAACTTACCAATCCCCGATGGGTGGAACAGAACTTTCTCTATGGCAGAAGTGGACAAACTGCTGGCAGAGGATTTGGCGCGGTTTGAAAGCGGAGTACAACGATTATGTCCTAGTGGGCTTACTACTGGTCGGTTTGGCGCACTTGTGTCTTTCGCCTTCAATGTTGGACTCGGTAATCTCCAAAATTCTACCCTTCGGATGAAACACAATCGAGGTGATTTTGAAGGTGCTGCCGAGGAGTTCTTAAAATGGAACAAGGCTGGCGGTAAGGAGTTAAAAGGACTTACTACTAGGCGCAAAGACGAAAGAGCCTTATACCTCTCATAGAATCTTGCCGTACTTAAACAGGGTGTTCTTATCTACTAAGAAAGCCTTTTTAATCTGACTATCCCCCTCCCCTATAAATTCTACATACTGTAGTTTACTCAGGAAAATGCACTTAAATATGTGCTTGACCGGCATGATGACAAACATCTGTCCATCATAAAATACCCAGTAATCAGCTTGGGTAGCCATTAGCCCTGAGTCTTTCCCATACATCTCTATCTCGACCACAATATTGCCTGTTCTTTGGCTCATCGGGTCAAACTTCACCTCAACTGCTTTATCAATCTCTGGTATCCATATATCGTACCCTTTAAAAGCGTTTACAAGGGTCGCACAAGGGTATTTCTTGCGTAGGATAGCCAAGACCCTTTCCTCTATCTCCAAACCCCTCTGTAGGTCTTTTTGGAAGGTCATAAAGCCACCCTAATCGGAAGGGGGGTGGCACTCCTTGAAAGGGTGTAGCATTGCGCTACTAATGCCGATCTCATCGGGGGTTACATACAGCTAACTACAGTACCACAAACAGTACAAATAGTTACCTTACCATTCACAATTATAGTGGTGGTTTGGCAAGCATAAGCACTACCTAGTAACATATAAGTTACTACTCCTATAGCAATCTTTTTCATGGTTTTCCCTAGAAAGCAAAATCATCGTCTTTTACAGGCATCTCATCATCACCCTTGGGAGTAAAGCCTTTCTGTTTCGGATCACCAATCCGACCCGATAAGAACTTTCCCTTCTTGCCTTCTTTTAGCCAGGCATCAAACCAATGCTCGACTCCATTTATTTTAATCGACCCTTTGTAATCAGGGTGTTTCTCTGTGAGTTTTTTGTCGTTCTTAAATAGGCTAAAACTACCATCTTTCATTTCGTACATGACTGCCTCGCTTTTAGTTGGTTAAATAGGTCTAAGACCTCGCTTAAAAACTGCTTTACTTCTACTTCCATCGCATCGATATACTCCTGATCCCTCTCGACACGCACTACAAACAGTTGCAAGTCCTCTGGTAGCCTTGGGTCGAATGATACAAAGTCGCACCATTTCGCGCCTGTACAAGCCATCTGGCATTGCATCTGTGGGATATATTTACTTGGAACTTTGTTCTCCAAGACTGTTTCGATATGGTTGGCTGTATTCGGACATTTAATCTCAATCAATCCACTTACCATAAAAGCGGAATTTTGCTCGCTATTTAGAGTTGTTCCTACAAGCCCATCAGGAGAGCATCCAAAGCCTTCTATCGTGGGATGGTCTAAGAACCCCACCTCCTTTACGAAAGTGCCTGTATGAGCCTCGTATGCCATCCTAGCGAATGGCTCTTGCTCTGTTCCCCATTCCATCGCAGCGTTGGTAAACGACTCCACTTGCTTGTTTGTCAATCGCTGAACTACTAACTCCATCTTGTAGTTCTTACGACTTGCCGATTCGCCTGTCTTGATCTTGGCTAAGACATCTGCGACCCTACTAGCAGTTACCTTGCCTAGCCTGGCACTAAACCATTCTTCTGTTCTTTGTTCCATGTTATCCCTTTCAATGGATTTTTACATCTTGGTGAATCTTTAACAAACTCTCTCGTAGAAACTTTACCATAACCTCGGACACTTCTAAAGATAAATCCGATCCTACAATCTCAATCGTAAACCGAAATGGTGCAATCTCAGTTACTGTTATAACTGCCTGAGATTCATTCGACATCATCAATCACAATATCTTGTGGCTCTCTGCGGATTAACTGCGTATCTACCCCATCATCCTCGAACTGCTTTTGGTAGGCAAGAGACAAAGCATCGATGGCAGCATCCCAACCAGAGGCAAAGAAATGTTCGCATACCATTGTCTGACCTGTGGGTAAATCAGTTGCCTTTAGGCATTTGTAAAAAGCCTCCATACAATGCTTGTTTCTCATTTTATCAATTCCTCCATCCAAGAAGTTGCTAATTCCCAAGACACCTTTATGATCGCTAAAGGTAACAAAATGTAAACACCAATCCCTACTAGGATTTTTGCCACTTTTTCCATTGCACCACTCCTGGTATCTCTGGTAGATCTACATCATCCAAGGTCTTTAATGACAGGGCGCGAAAGTCTGCCCATTTCTTTTGATACTTTGCTTGCTCACTTGCAGGCACATACCCATACACTTTGCGCCACCGAATCGTAATATCTGTAGAACTAGGGGTATAGATATAATTACCATCGTCTAAAGCTCTTGCTACTTGCCTTGCTTTTTCAAAAAACCTATTTTCTTTTCGCATATTTTCTCTCCGACTGTCGGTTTAAACAATGTTCGCATTTCCATCTCATAACTGGGCGAACCCTACTGCCTGACGCTACCAGCTTAAAACCAGTTTTTGGTCTATCAGCCTGACAAGAACTACACCACTTTGTTTCCATCCCAGCCTTCCTTCATATATCCATAATCCGCAGCGTCTGCTACGGCTGTGAGCTTTAAACATACATCGCATTGGTCTATCCATATACGATGGCTCTCAGAAGTCTTGAGGGGGTGCGACCCCCACTCTTTGCCACAAGTAAAGCAAACATTGTCAGGCTGCTCATTCGCTAGTCTCACTTAACTCGGCTTTCCGCTTTTCTTTAGCATCGTTTACCTTCTTCATTGCCTCTTTGTCCTTAGACACTTCCTTGAACGCTTGGGCGAAGTTCACCCTTAGTTCTGGGATGTCCTGAGAACCTAATATCTTTTCTACAAACTTTGTAGAATCTACCCCTATATCATCCCACAAATCTTCCCCGACATAAAGCGAAAGTCCTAAACCATGTAGAGCAATTGCTTTAGCCAGGCATCTTTGCATTGCAGTATTAACAGCAAACGCATCAGGGTTAGGTA